TGCCGAAATTCGTTATGATGATTTATATATGTTACATAGTGGTAAATTTATATTTATTAGGTTTAATCCTGATAAGTATAAAAATACAAACGGAAAAACTGTTAATCCAATGTTGTATACACGTTTACCAGTATTACAAATAGAGATAGAAAAACAAATACAACGTATAAATGAAGATAAAAATACTGAATTATTGGAAATAATAAAATTATATTATGATAATTACGATTAAATATCAAATTTATAAAAATCAGATTGAACAACTCTTGGCGCATATGATAATTCTGGATTTTGTGGTGGTGGTAATGGAACAGTAATAGGCACATAACGTAATTTTTCAGGTTTCAAAACAAACGCATATCCATTTTCATCAAATAATATATCATTTTCCTCAATATTTGTATCAATTTTTTGGTATCTCATTGCTAAAAGCTGACAACCCATTTCTCTCATAACAATTGAACTAGGATTTTCTGGGTTTGAACCTTTATCAGGCATTCCTATTGTCATATTTTGTTTATTAAAATCTATAAGCTCATTCATATCTGGTGTATATTTAATATCATAATAATGTAATGCTCTCATAAAAACAGAATTGCTTGTCATATTAATAAATTTGTAAAACTCAGGTGTTTCTAAAAATGCTATATTACTTCTATCAACAATAATAACAACTTTACCCATCAATTTTCTTATTTCAACGTCACCAAAATTCTTACCATAAAATTCTGAATCATAATCTTTGCTTAACAATATAGAATCATAGCCTTCTAAAAGTTTAGCAAAATTTTGATACATAGTTTGATTTGTGCTTTTAATACGAAGATGAATTATTATTGGGTCTAAAGAGTTAGGTGCTGTTGAAGTAGAAAATGCATAATCACGTATTACGTTTAAAGCATCCACAAAATAAATATAATTAAATGTTTCTTTAACATAATAATTATCACTAGTAGAAGTGGCTATAACTGGTTGATCATCAATTGAAAAAATTTCAAAATCTAGACCTCTAACACCTTGTTTTAATAAATCTTTCATAACACATAAATCAACAAAATCATTTTTATAATTACCTCCGCTACAACAATTATAAGCAGTTTTAATATAATAATCTTTAAAAGTATAATTAAATTGATCACTACTATCAATTGATCTAATTTTTCCATTTAAATCTCCATAAATTGCATCCATAGTTTTACAATTTTTGCTTCTTTTACCTGTATAATAAAAATAAGCCAGAATTGCTATTAAAATAATAATAAGTGTAATAACAGTATATAATAATACTGTTGTTGAGTCTTTCATTTGAGAAACTGTTTTAACAATATCATTTGCTACATTTTGCATATTTTTAGAAGAATCCATATTATATATATACTTTTAAAAAAAGTATAGCAAAAACACCTTTTTGTTATTACTCCCTAAAAATGAAAATGGGGGAGTAAACCTACATTAAAAGCAGAGATTAAAACACAAATTAAAAGACTTGAAAACGATGAAAATAAAGATTTATTAGAAATAATAAAATTATATTATGATGAATAAACAATTAAATATATTATAATATATTATAAAAAATATGGCAGGCGGACTTATGCAACTAGTTAGTCAGGGGCAACAGAATATAGTACTCAATGGCAATCCTACAAAATCTTTTTTTAAATCTACTTATCATCAATATACTAACTTTGGATTACAAAAATTCAGATTAGATTATGAAGGTTCAAAAACTTTACGTCTTTCAGAGGAGTCAACATTTACTTTTAAAGTAAAACGTTATGCTGATCTTTTAATGGATTGTTATTTATCTGTAGCATTACCTAATATTTGGTCTCCCATTTTACCTCCTCAACAAATTACGGAACAAAGTACTTCTCAAGGTCTAGGAAATATTGAACAATGGGCTCCTTATGAATTTAAATGGATAGAAAATATTGGTGCCAAAATGATTGCTAAAATTAGTATTACATGTGGAAATTATACATTACAAGAATACTCTGGTGATTATTTATTAGCAGCTGTTCAACGTGATTATAATGCAATTAAACGTAATTTATTTAATGAAATGATTGGTCATGTACCAGAATTAGTTGATCCAGCTAATGCTAATTCTCGTGTAAATTCATATCCAAATGCTTATTATACCACAGATTTAGCTGGCCCAGAACCATCAATTAGAGATCGTATTTTATATATACCGTTAAATAATTGGTTTGGATTAAAATCACAAATGGCATTTCCTTTAACATCATTACAATACAATGAATTACATATTAATATAACATTTAGACCTATAAATCAATTGTTTGTAATACGTGATGTTTTTGATGCCACTAATAATTATCCTTATGTTTCCCCTAATTTTAATTTATGGTATATGCAATTTTACCGTTTCCTACAGCCTCCTCCAGATGTATCTTTAGATATAAATTCCTATGTTGATCAAAGAACCTTATGGAACGCAGATATTCATTTAAATTCTACATATTGTTTTTTATCAAACGAAGAAGAGCGTTTATTTGCATTACAAGAACAAAAATATTTAATTAAACAAGTTCATGAGAGAATATTTCCAAATGTAACAGGACCAAATAAAGTTGATTTAGATTCATTAGGAATGGTTTCAAATTGGTTATTCTATTTTCAACGTAGTGATGCTAATTTACGTAATGAATGGTCTAATTATACTAATTGGCCATATAATTATTTACCACTTAATGTTATACAAGCTCCTACATCTGGAACTTATGTAGTTTATAGAAATATTGGAGGTGTTTTAACGCCTGTTACAATAGGTCCAGGTGTTAATCCAGATGGAACATTAACTGGATTAGTTATTAATCAAACATATAATCCTCAAAATGAAAAAATGATATTGGTCGCAATGGGTATATTATTAGATGGTTCATATAGAGAAAATATACAACCTGCTGGAGTTTTTAATTTAATTGAAAAATATACAAGAACAACTGGAAGTGCACCTCCTGGATTGTATTGTTATAATTTTAGTATTAATTCAAATAATTCTGATTTACAACCATCTGGAGCAATAAATATGAGTAGATTTAATCAAATTGAACTAGAGTTTACTACAATAATTCCTCCATTAGACCCATTAGCTCAAAGTTTAACAATATGTGATCCGGAAACTGGAACTATTATTGGTGTAAATAAACCAACATGGCGTATTTATGATTATAATTTTGACTTACATTTATTTGAAGAAAGGATTAATATTGTGAATTTTATTGGTGGAAATGTAGGATTAATGTATGCTACTTAGGTATAATAATCTTATACTTTTCTTAAAAGTATAGCAAAATATATTATACTTATATTTTTCTTAAAAGTATAGTAAAATATATAATATATATATATATTTTATGGTATATAAAACTAAGAAATTAAGAAAACAACGTGGTAGAGGTATACTTAGAGATGGTATAAAGAGTAAAGTAACATATGAAATAGCCCCTGAAGAATACAGAGAATTTTCTTATAAAAAAATATGTCCTGAAGGGTTTGTAATGTGTGACCAAGATGAAGTAAACTCAACTTTATGTGTGCCAACTCGTAGAGAAGATTTATGTAGTAATCCAAATTATAAATTTAGATATATTCCTCCTGATGACAATGATAGAGACGGAATAAATCCGCTAAATCGTTTAATTCAAGAAAGAGATGGAAAAGGTCCAATACAAGATCCAGATAATCCAGTAGATGTATTTAAAATTCAGTATGATGATGATGAGAATTTTCGTTCAATGTTTGAAGATGATGTAATTGAGAATGAAGAAAAAGGTCGTCTTAAAAGTTATGCTCCCGAATATAATCCAACATCATGTGCAGTACAACAAAAAACTGAAGCAACTATTGAGAAAATATATGAAGAAGGACAACTATATAAAAAACGTAATGATGGAATAGAAATACCTTTAAGTTTTTCAACTGAATTTCCAAGACAATTTACTATTTTAACCCAAAATGCCTTAGGTTTGTATCGTGGTAGATATCGTGAACCACCAGAACCAGGTAAAGCATTGGAAGCAACATATGACATAATGAAACTAAGAACAGCATTATTTAGACAATTTTTAAAAAATAGAAGCCCTGATTTTGTCTGTTTACAGGAATCAACAAGAACATTTATAGATTTACTAGATAAAGATGAAGTAAATACAATGTATCCGTATATGTATCCTACTGAAGAAGAAATGGTTGAGCTGGTAAAAAATGGTTCTAATGCAACTACATCAATGCTATCAAAATATCCAGCAAAAAAAGCAACAACATATATGCTCCAAGGAAATTCAAGTTATTATAATGCACTGGGAGTTTATGAGTTTGACAATCTGATAATTTTTAATGTATATATGCAAGCTGGTTCAGAAATATCTCCTGGTCTAAAATATAGATGGGACAATTTTGCCAGATGTAGACGTCAGCAGTTAATATTTGTTAAACAAAAAATAGAAGAAGTAAAGGCAGCGTGTGAGTGTAAAAAAGGAGTTATAGTTTTAGGTGATTTTAATTTTGAGTTGAATTCAATACACTACAGAGGTGAAGGAGGAGAAGTTGAAAAAGATTCTAATAATCATTTAATATATGATCCAACAACTTCTGATATGAAGTGGTCAGAACATAAATTTTTGGTTGGTCCAAATGGATTAAATTTGAATGATTCATATAAAGAATTACATATTAATAATCCTGATAATGATATTAAAAGGGGTCTAACAGAATATACAGACATAAATACCCTTAGGTATCTTGGAAAATTAGAAAAAAAAGAATTACGTTATGATGGAATATTTTTTAATAATGATTTAAACCCAATTAGCAGTGAAGTTGTAAATAATATTCCAGTAAAATTAAATATGGATGCAATAGGATTATTTGAAGCAAATGGTGTTCCAGAATATATAGATAATATAAAAAAATATAATGAAGAATACGAAAAATTTATGGTATTTAAACCGAATAGTGAAGAGGCAACTAAAAAGAAAGAAAGATTTTTTAGTGTGGAACGTCCAGATATAAATAAAGAAAATGGTTTTGAAGTATTTGTCTCAGACCATTTTGGTGTTATGACTACATTTGAATTTAAAGAGACACAAACAGCTGGTAGACGAAAAAAGCGTGTTACGCGTCGTAAAAATAAATCCAGAAAGAGAAAAACACGACGCCGTTAAGTTCTTTAAATTAAAAAATATATTATTTAATTTTTAATTTAAAGACGAATTCAAATTTTGTGTTGAAACCGATGAATTTGATGCCGGAGGAGTTGTTTCATAAAATTGACCTGTTAATGATACTGTCATTGGATACTTCGGTTCATAATCTAATGAAGGTAATTTATTATTTGAAGCCAATGGAATAGCATTTGAAATACCTTCGGAATATTTCTCTGCTGATTTACGAGTCCTATTATATAATTCTAAACCTTTATTAAATGACTTTGTCCACAAATCTAAACCTTGATATGGTAATGTTATTTGTGTATCTTTTGAACCTGGATATATTTCAGCAAAATTTATATTATGATTATTATAACCTGTTGTTAGTGGACTGTATTGTAAACCTAAATTTTGACCCAATTTGCCAGTAGCATCATATGGCATCACTTCTTTCAATGTACAAGCACTTTGTGGTTTTGGTCCTGGATTACAACCATAACAATCTATATCAGATGTACATTGTTCTCCTGTTAATAAGCATGTCGCATTTGGACCACAGAAATTTTTACAACTTACTGGATCATTAATAGGCAAATTTACCGTGCGACTATATAATGGCGAATTTACATCATTATAGTTTATTACGGCATCTTTTGGATACGGAATTATTTGTTGTGAATATTTTTCAAAATCCGTTAATCCTTCCTTTAACACTTTGTTTGTTGAACAAAATCTTGTTAACACATTTGTTCCATATTTTACTACTATCCAAAATAATAATAAACTAACAAGTGTGTAAATAATTGTATATTTATAATCTAATTTCATATGTATATATATATATATATACAATACATATTTTATTTTATTCTTGATTTAATTGAACTTAATCTACTTTCTA